TCGCTTGTCGAGCAGATCGAGCAGTACGAGCCGCCGGCGCAACCTCGTTTACCCTCCAGTATCCGGTGGTATTACGTGATCCGCGACGGGCAGGTCGTCGGGTCCGGGAGGGGCGAATGATTGAGGCACTCCCCTCGATCTCCTCTACTCCGCGCGCGATCGCCGCGTCCTCTCTGCCTCGCCGGCCGGGCATGGGGTCGCCGGACCATCGCGGCCGACAGCGCGACCCGTGGCAGGCCGTCGACGTCATCTGTGACGCGATTGATGACGGCAGGCCGGATCACCGGAGGACGAGGTCCGGCGATCGTCGCCGCCGGGAACAAACTGGGCTCCGCAGCAATTAGTCTGGGAGACTGGCAAATGGAGCATCTCGCGCGCAACANGTAGCNNACTCCCCCTGTTAAGGGAGCGGTTGCGGGTTCGACCCCCGNCGACGGCTTTTTTGAGGTGATCGTATGAGCAGTGCCGCAGCCGCCGCCCCGCAGGACCTCCAGCAGTTTACCGACGCACTACAGGTTACCCTCGACACCTACGATCTGCTCGTCGAGCGGCCTGGCGGTCCTGGGAGGACCAGCTCAGCGAGCGGGGTGGCAGCGGATCGGGAACAATACCCGGGAGTTTACCCGCGAGGGGCTCCGCGCGATCTCCCAGATGGTCAGGATATACTGGCTCAAAAATCCGCTCATCAAGCGGGCTGTATCCGTCCAGAACCTCTATGTCTGGGGGCAGGGCGTCACGCTGCGGGCCGTGCACCCGACCGTCGACGCCGTCGTGCAGAAGGTCCTCAAGGACCCGACCAACCGGACCGTCTTTGGCGACATCGAAGCCTGGATGCGGCTGGAGACCGGCCTCCAGCTCTTCGCAAACCTCTTCTTCGTCTTCTTCGTCAACCCGAGCACCGGCCACGTCAAGATCCGGACCATCCCGTTCGACGAGATTGCGGCGGTCATCTCAAACCCCGATGACGCCCAGGACCCTTGGTACTATCTCCGGGTCTGGAACACGACGACCGTCAACCCCTCAACCGGGTTCCCGACCGTCGAGCCGAAAAAAGCCTACTACCCCGACTGGCGGTACAACCCTCGCGGCGGTCATCCAGCATACATCGCTGGCATCCCGGTCCGGGCGGATACCCCGATCTACCATGTCACCGTCAACCGGCTCGACGACATGCAGTTTGGCGTCTCGGAACTCTACGCGGCCTGTGATTGGGCAAACGCTTACAAGGTATTTCTGGAGAAATGGGTCACGATCACCGACGCTCTCTCGAAATTCGCAATGCAGCTCACCGGCGCAAACAAACGGGCGGCAACCGCCGCCGTCTCAAAACTCCAGGAGATGATCCCCCGGCTGCAGCAGGGGCTCGCCGAGGCCCGGGCACAGGGCGGCGGCACGATCGGTGGAACGTTCGTCACGACACCCGGGACGAAACTCGAGCCGATCAAGACCTCCGGCATCACGACCAGCATGGACGACGCCCGCCGGCTGATGCTGATGGTATGCAGCGCGACCGGCATCAACGAGCCCTATCTCACCGGGGACCCGAGCACCGGGAATCTTGCGACCGCGAAGACCATGGAGCGCCCGATGGAGCTCCAGTTCACTGCCCGGCAAAGTCTCTGGTCGTCGACCCTCAGCAACATCCTCGACTATATCATCGACCAGGCCGCGATGATGCCGTCCGGGCCGCTGCATGTGGGAGCGACAGTCGAGATCGACGATGACGGCGACCGGCTCGTGACGCTCGGTATCGATCCGGAGACGGGAGAGCCGATGAACCGAGCGGTCGAGGTCAAGTTCCCGTCGATCCTCAAACGCGACCTCACCGAGCAGGTCGACGCCATCGTCCACGCCGGCACGCTCAAGGGCGCCGCAGCGGCAGGTACGATCCCGATCAAGCACCTGACCCGGATGCTCCTCGACGTCCTCGGAGAAGAACACGCCGCCGACCTCGTCGAGGAGTGGTTCCCGGAGGACGAAGACTCGCAGGCGGATGACAGCGAGGCGGCGCTCGCGACGGCGATCGAGCGGCTGGAGACCTACCTCCGGGAGGTGTCGGCGTGACTCCGCTCCGCGACCTCCTCGAAAGCATCGTCGCCCTGACGAAGGTCGTGCAGCGGGACCGGGCACTCAAGCCCATCGAGCAGACCCTCACCCGCAAGATGTCGTCGGCATTCCGGGCGCACCGGGCCGTCTTCATGCGCGAGTTTGAGCGGGTCGGCCCGGGGATCCTCGGCGAGGCCTCTACCCCTCCTGCGATCGAGGGGGCACTCGAAGCAGCCTACCAGGCGACACTCGCCGACTTCCTCGCCCCGATCGAGGAGGCTGCCGGGGCCGCGGCCGCCGCCGCCGCGAAACCACCGGGTGGCGGAGTTCGGGGTCAGCTTTGCGTTCGACCTCAAAAACCCCCGGGCGATCGCCGCCATCAAAGCACAGGCGGCCGCGTCCGTCGAGGAGATCGACGCGACAACCCGGGACGACCTCACCCGTATCCTGACGCAAGGGATGGAGGAGGGCTACAACTACCAGCAGGTAGCCCGGGCGATCGCGGCGAAGTACGACGAGTACGCCGTCCCGATCACCCGGCCCCGCCACATCCGCAACCGGGCGGAACTGATCGCAGTCACTGAAGCGGCCGAGGCGTACGAGACCGGGAACCGCCTGGTTATCGACGAGATGACGGCCGTCGGCCTGGAGATGGAGATGTCCTGGTCGACGGTAGGTGACGAGAGAGTCTCCGATGGCTGTATCGCCAACGCGGCCGTCGGCTGGATTCCCGGTCGACCAGCCGTTTCCGTCCGGCCAACCAGCACGCCCCCCCGGTTCCCGGGNTGCCGGTGTGCCATCCTGGTACCGCCGGAGGGCCGACAACATGAACGGAGAGATGGAGAGTGTGACAGACGACATGNANGTGTTTGTAGCGGACGTCGTCCCGCTCATCGAAGCAAAGACCGACGACAAGGGCACGATCCCCATCAAGATCATCGACCCTGGGTGGGGGCTCATCGGGCTACTACTCCCGCGAGNTCCTGCAGGCGGCGGCGAACAGCCGCGTCTATTACGCCGGGACCCAGATGTTCTGGAACCAACCCGAGCAAGAGCGACGAGAAAGAGCGGCCGGAACGCGACCTCCGCGACCTCGCCGGGGTTCCTGACCGAGGACGCCCCGGTGGGGACGAGCACGGGCCAAAAAGGCCCCGGAGTCTAATGCCCGGGCGAAGGTGTTCAGCGCCTACCGCGAAGCAGCCGTCGNCGAGATGGGCCGTACATCGGGCTCTCCCACTACGTGTGGGGCGAGTCGAAGCCGGGCGAGGCGGAGGGGGAAGAAGGGTGACATCATCACCCGGATCGTCGCCGCCCGCTCGGTCGATTTCGTCACCGTGCCCGGCCGCGGCGGGGCCATCGCGGAGGCGTTCCGGGCCGCCCGGCCCCCAGAACCGACAGACGAACAGAAAGCAGCAGGAGAATCCAGCATGGGAGAAACTACCCCTACACCGAAACTCACGCTCGAATCGCTCCGCAAAGAGCACCCCGAAATTATCGAGGCGCTCCGGACGGAGATCGAGAACAGCGCCGCCATGAAGGAGGCGCAGGCACAGCAGGAGAAGAAACTCGCCGAGACCGAGAAGGCCCTCGAAGAGGCGAAGACGGAGAACGCCCGGCTCAAGGAGGCACTGCTCCTCCGTCGAGGCGCGGACGTTCGTCGAGGCGAAGGTCAAGGCGTCAACGCTGCCGGAGATCTCGAAGACGCGGGTTGCCGAGGCGCTCCGCGAAGGACCCGGTCGTCAAGGACGGCAAGATCGACGAGACGGCCTACCGCCGCGAAGATCGAGGCCGCCATCAAGAGCGAGGCCGAGTATCTCGCGAATCTTCGGCGCCGGTAAGGTCTCCGGGATGGGCGCGGGGCGCTCCTGCNGGNNAGACCAAGACGCTCGAAGAGACTGACAAAGAACTCGTCGCCGGGTTTATGCGGCTCGGCATGACTGAGGCGGAGGCGAAGGCCGCCGTCAAAGGAGCGTGATCTGATATGGGCAACGAACATCAAGTATGAGCCGGGCTGGTCCCTGAAACCTCACCTGCACCCAAGCCAGATAAGCCGAACAGCGGCGATCCCGTTCGCATCGGCAACCTGACAGGGATTGCTCTCACGGACGAAGACGCTACCGGGAAGACGGTGGTCAACACCGGCCCCTTCGTCGCGAAATTCGCCGTCAAGGCCAACGGCGGCGCAGGTATCGATGTCGGGGATACGATCTGGTATCACGATGACCAGAAACCCGCCGCTCGACAACGTCCCGACCGAGGGATACTACTACGGCAATCGCCCTTGAGGCCGTCACCGCCGGGGAGACCGCGACGATCCAGGTCTATCATGGCTGTGCCCCGGGCGGCGCGGGCGGCCATAGGGCGCGGGGCCGTCGGCGCGACGCGGCTCGCGAGCAATGCAGTGACCACGGACAAGATCCTGAACGCCAATGTCACCGTGCCGAAACTCAGTGCGACCGCGAACAGTCGCCCGATCATCGTCCCGCTCGGGACTGTGAGTGAGACCACCTCACAGGTCGCGTTCGTCGCACCGACCGCCGGGTCGCTGAACGCAGCCAAGATCGTCACGAAGACCCCCGTTGTCGCGAACGGCACCAAATACTGGACGTTCACAGCTGACCGACCCTCGGCGACGATGGTACTGGCACCGACAAGATCGTCGAGATGACCACGGAGGCGACCGGGCTTGCGGCATACACTCCGCTCAGCCTCGGCACGCTCAACGAGGTCCACAAGGTGCTCGCGGCGGGCGACGTCGTGCTCTTCACGGCGACCGCGACCGAGTCCCCAACCTCTCTCACCGAGGCGGCGCTGATGCTCGAATTCCTCCCCGCGGAGGCAGAGTAACATGGCAGGCAAATCATTGTATGAAACGGACGGGCACAACCTGAGCCCGACCCTCCGGGAGCGGTTCGAACACCGACCCCGAATACCGGCAGAAACTCGTCGAGACGATGCAGTTCATCGATGAGTTCCGCCGGGGACCGTATCGCCCGCGCACGGTTCGCGGAGACCATGACCACCAGCGACTTCCCCGGGCTGCTCGGCGGCGTCATCGACCGGACGCTGCTCGGCGGATACCGGCCGTACCCGACCTCCTACCAGGACTGGTGCAGCATCTACCGCGACGCGAAGGACTTCCGCGAACTGGAGCGGCACTTCCTCGATCTTTCGGGGATGGAGCCCTGACGAAGGTCAAGGAGGCTGAGGAGTACCCGTACGCCAGCCTTGATGAGGGCAAATACAACCTACAAAGTCGAGAAGTTCGGGCGGAAGTTCAAGTTCTCCTGGGAGGCATTTGTCAACGACGACCTCTCGGCACTCACAACCATCCCGTCCCGGCTCGGTATTGCTGCCAAGCGCACCACCGAGAAACTCGCCACGTCGCTGATCTGCGATTGCAAGCGGTCCGGACGCGACGTTCTTCAGCGCTGCGAACGGTAACAAGCTCTCGCTTGCCCTGAACGCAGCCAACCTGAAGACGGCCGCCGGCGTGATGGCCGACCTCTCAGACAAGGGGGACGAAGCCGATCTTTAACGACCCCGCTGTGCTTGTGGTCCCCACCCGCACTCAAGATCACTGCCCTGGAAATCGTCAAGACCATCCAGGCAGAGGTGAAGTCGGGGACCAAACACGACGATCAAGACCCCCGGGCTCTTCGGCAACCTCAAGGTCGCCGTCGCACCCTACATCTCGAAGATCGTCACCACCGGCACCGTCGGGAAAAAACCGCCTGGTTCCTCTTCGCCGACCCGGCGCAGCTTGAGCGGCCGGCAGTCGAGATCGGGTTCCTCCGTGGCCTCGAAGAACCGCAGCTGTTCATGAAGAGCGCCAACGCCTCTATGATCGGCGGCGGTGACGTCGGCGCCTTCGGCGGCGACTTTGACTCGGACTCGATCGAGTTCAAGATCCGCCACATCGTCGGCGGCGCGGCGATGGATTACCGCGGGGCTGTCGGGAGCTTCGGGAAGTAAGGGGGCATTCCCCCTTTTTTCCGGGTGATCATCATGGGACAACTTACCGCACCCGGTAACCACGACGGAGATCTATCTCGCCCGGATTGTGCAGCAGAACGATGAGATCATCGCCCTCATGAAGACCGAGGGCGCGCGGCCGAAGACTCGGCGCCTCAAGGAGCCAAAACCGTGACGTTTACATACATCCCGGGGACTCCGATTGGCCTGGTGCGACCAGCTCTGCACCGACCGCGACCCTGACCATGAGATTTTCAGCGACGAGGAGATCGAGGCCCTCCTCGACCTTCAACAACGGCAACGTCCGGTATGCGGCCGCAGACGCTCTCGACCAGATCGCTGCATCGCAGGCCCTGATCCTCAAGTATATCGAGGTCAACGGGCTGCGGACGAAACGGGCAGGCAGTCGCCAACGCGCTGCATCAGCAGGCCGAGAGCCTCCGGGCCCGAGCAGCGGTCGAGGCGGCCGAGGATGATGTGTATATCGATATCATCCCCGGGCCGGGCTCGATCATCGCACCCGACTCATGGGGGTTGATCTGATGCGGGGCATCGTTGACCCCCGGCTCATGGGGGCGCTGGAGAGCCATTTCCCGAGCCTCTGCCGGGTGCAATACCTCATGGAGGATGTAGATGGGGACGGGCAGGTGACAACGGCCTGGAAAGACCGATACGTCGATGTACCGTGCAACGTCGCGCCGCTCAAAGGCAGGGAGATCCGGGGGAAGGATCAGACCTATGTCGTCGCGAACACCTCGATCGCCCTGCAGGATTACTGCCCGGACATCGTCGAGAGCGACCGGGCGATCGTCGGTAACACGACCTACGACATCCTGCTCGCCGAGTCTCCGCTCGGAACGATGACGCGACTCTCCTGCGAGGTGGTGCGGTGACGGACGACGGGCTCCGGCAGATGGTCTACGAGACCTGGCAGGACGTCCGGTGGATCAAAGACACGCTCCGGGAGATCAAGGAGGCCAACCAGGCGCAGGACGAGCGGATTCAACGAGATCAAGGCGCGACCAGGACTCGCAGACCGGGAGAGATGGCGCGCTTGCGGCGATCGTCCCAATGGTTGTCGCGTTTTTCACCGCGCTCGCATCCGGGGGGTGGCTCCGATGAGCGATCCCGGTATTGTCGTTCGGGGTGGCGACGACCTCGCGAAGGCATTTAGTAAACTCGCCGACGACATCAAGGGCCCCGCCCTGGAGGCAGCAACCCGGGCGGCGGCGCTCCCTGTGCTCAACCAGGTGCGGATCACCGAGCCGGAAGGCGGCAGAACCCCGTACAAAGACCGGCCAACCTATCGGCGCTCGTTTCACATGGAGACCGTCGAGAAATCCTCGGAGCGGTGCCGCGTCGAGGTCGGGACGGATGCGCCCCAGGCCCGACGACTCGAGTATGGGTTCGTCGGCCCTGACAAAACTCGGCCGCGTCTACAATCAGGCCGCCCGGCCGCACATCCGGCCCGCACTCGACGAGAACCGGAAGACTGCCGTGGATGAGTTCCGGGCGACGGTCGGGGATATCGTACGGAGGCGGGGCTAGATGCAGATCGANTCCATCCTCCGNGCGATCCTCGTCGCCGACCCNGNCGTCGCGGCGATCATCGGATCCCGCGCCTATCAAGGGGCGGTTTGCCTCGCGAGCCGACGTTCCCGGCGNTTCGTCTACCAGATGATCAGCCGCCCCCAGGACGGCTTGACGGGTATCGTCCAGGCCCGGATGCAGTATACTTGCATGGCCGAGTCCTGGCGCGAGGCGGCCGACCTCGCCGACGCGGTGCGATGCTGCCTGCACGGCTACCGCGGCGTGCGGGATGGGGCGCGTATCGAGGACGTCCGATACGCAGGACAGCATGATGACTACGACGAGACGACAGGGATCCACTGGATCCCCGTGGACGTCATCGTCACGTATCTTTGAGGTATAAGCATGGCAAAATTCCAGACTGAAATTAAGAACGAGGACGCGATCCGGCTTGGATCGTGCATTGTTGAGGTTGCGCCGTACGACGGCTCCACGTACGCGGTGGAGCTCGGGGCGGCGCGCAATGTGAAGCTCACAGAACAGATCGAGATCGCAACCATCGCGCCCGACAACACGCCACCGATCCGTAAGGTCAAGGAACAGACCGTCGTCGTCTCATGTGAATGGATGGAGCCGACCCTGACGGGGCTCGCAGCGCTCCGGGGGGCGCTCGACACGGTTACGAGCGCTGCTGGAGAGGATACGTTCAAGACCGGCGGAAAAACGGATATCGGGTACGTCTCCGTGCGGCTGACGAATACCAACGCCGCCGGGAAGACCTATCAGGTGACGATCTACAAGGCGCAGATAACGAGAGGACTCGAACAGGCGTTCTCCCCGGACGCGGACCTCGCGGCGGCGGCGATCCCGCTGGAGTTCACCGGTGTGGTAGACTCTACGAAACCAGCAGGGGAACAGCTCTTTGAGATCGTCGACATGCAGGCACCGAAGACCCCGGCGGCGTCCCCGGCGGCGTGAGGTGTGACATGGTAGAGATTATCGATCTCTCCACCCTCTCGCCGAAACCGGTGATCGTCAGGATCGGGAACGGCGACGATATCGAGGAGATCGATCTCACCATCGTCCCGGCTCGCGGCACACTGCTCATAGCGCAGGCGACGCAGAAACATGGCGGGTGGGATAAGATCCCCGACGATGAGATGATCCCGGCGATCGCCGCCATCTGCATGCAGAGCAACCCCAAGATCACCGCCGAATGGCTCTCGACGAAACTCACCCGGCCGCAGCTCGCGGGGCTCACGCAGGTCATCCTGGCGCAGGCGTTCCGACCGTGGGGGGGCGGACAGGATGACAGCAAGGAGGGGGAGGCAAAAAACCCGTAATCGAGGCAGGTCGGATCATTGCCCACCTGTGCCGGACGTATGGGTGGACGCCGGACTACTGCCTCGATCGCCTATCATGGGCACAGGTGATCATGTTCGATGCGTATTCGAGGGACCTCCCGGGAGTAACGGCGCCTGAGACCCGCGTGAGCCCGCCCTCAGAGGGTGGGGACGAGCCGGACGTCGAACGAATCGAGCAGCGGTATGGGCCCCGGATTAAGAGGGGGATAAATGGTCGGTGAGACAAGCGCAGGTAAACTCGTCGTCGAGATCGTCGGCGATGTCGCGGGGCTGACTCGGGCCTATGACGAGGCAGTGCGGCGCACCGAAGGGTTAGAGGGCGACCTCAAATCCATCGGGTCGCGGATGACGAGCATCGGCTCTGACCTCATGTTGAAGGTAACTGCCCCGCTCGCCCTCACCGGAGGGCTGATGGTCAAGACCGCCGCCGACTTCGACGACTCCATGCGGAAGGTCGCGGCGGTCACCGGCGCCACCGGGGACCAGTTCGACNNGCTCCGNCAGACAGGCNATCGANCTNGGNGCNTCAACNGCCTGGTCCGCGNCNGANTCCGCNGNNGCNATGCNGTANCTCGGTATGGCCGGGCTNGANACNAACGAGATCCTTGAGGCGACCCCGCAGATGCTCAGCCTCGCGTCTGCCGGTGCCATGGAACTCGGGACGGCCGCCGACATCGCGACAAACGTCCTCTCTGGGTTTAACCTGGAGGTGTCCGACCTCGCCCACGTCTCCGACGTCCTCGCACAGGCGGCATCGAGCAGCAACACTTCCGTCGAACAACTCGGGCACGCGATGGCCTACGTCGGGCCGGTCGCGTCGTCTGCGGGGCTCTCCATCGAGGAGACGACCGCTGCAATCCAGATAATGAGTGATGCCGGTATCCAGGGCACGAATGGCCGGCACGGCGCTCCGGGGCGCGTTGTCATCCCTCCTATCCCCGACGAAACAGGCCACCGATATCCTCGCCACCTACGGCCTAACCGCGGCCGACGTCGACCCACAGGTGCACAGCCTCGCCGAGATCATTGACACACTCGGCGCCGTAGGTATCTCTACCGGCGACGCCATGACTCTCTTCGGCGACCGGGCAGGTCCGGCGATGCTCACCCTGATCCGGGCCGGCGGCGATGGCATCCGGGACTACACCGCCGCCCTGGAAGATTGCGACGGTGCCGCGCAGCGGATGGCCGAGACGATGGAGGGCGGTGTCGGCGGCTCCCTCCGCGAACTGGAGGGCGCAGTCGAGACGCTCAGCATCACATTCGGCGACCTGATCGCCGACGCGCTGATGCCCGCGATCGAGGGTGCGACGAGCCTTGCAAATTGGATCTCGGACCTTGATGAAGGCACCCGGCGCGTCATCGTCACCACCGGTCTCCTCGCCGCTGCAACCGGTCCGGTCATCTGGGGGCTCGGCACCCTCGCCGGTTCGGTCGGGCAACTGATCTCCCTCTACCGCACGTATCAAGCCTCGACGATCGCCGCCACGATCGCGACGAGAGGGTTCAGCGCCGCGATCGCCGCAAACCCGCTCGGACTGGCGATCATCGGCGTGACCACGCTCGGCGCCGTGCTCCTGCCGCTGATCGCGTCCACGAACGACGCGACGGACGCGACGAAACGAGTACGCGGACGCGCTCCGGGAGGTGTGCGACCTCTCCGAGAAATCCACGGAGACGATCGAGGACGAGATCGAGACGCTCAAAGAGCAGGAGCAGCAGATCCTCGCCAACATCGAAGCGCTCCAGGCCCAGAACCGTCGTCGTCGACCGCGGGACACTCGCGACCCGGCAGGCTACACAGGCGACCGGCTGGCACAAGCTCGCGACCGGCGACCTGACACGGGAGTTTTAGGGATGCGACCGACGCGATCGAGGACGGGACGGTCGCCCTCGGTAAGATGACGCAGGCGCAGAAGGACGCCGCGATCGCTGCCGAGCAACAGAGGCTCGCGGAGAACCGGGCGGCGCAGGCCATCAGGGAGACCGAAACTCC